GCGGCATTCCTCTCGACGAGCCCGACGAGCTCGACGTCGTTGTTATCGTGCGCGCCCGCCGCGAGGTCGATAGCTGCCTCCGCCGCTGCCACCGCCGCGTCCTCGCTGCCTGACCCTCCCCCACAACCCGAACGCGCTGCCCCGTCTCAAGCCGGGGCTTTGGCGTCAGGAGAGACGACAATGCAAACCATCGCCGACCGCATCCTCACCAACCTTCTCGCCGACGACGGCTGCGCCCAAAAGACCAGACTCGGTGTCGACCGCTATGCCCTGGTCGCTCGCATCGGCACTCCGACGCGCGACCGCCTCGGCAACGTCGTCGGCTGGGAGTTCGCCGACGGGTCTGAGATTCAGCAATCGGGCAATGGCTGGGACACGCCCGAGGGTTGGGCCGCCAACGTCTGACGCAAACACACCCACAGGAGAGACACACATGACCAACGTTATCCGCACCTTCGCTTCTAAGCCCTTCGTCGTCGTCGCCCGTGAAGACCGCTCGGTCATCGGCAGCAGCGGCAACATGGCTCACGCCCGTGCCCTCGGCGCCGTCGCCGCCGGCGAGAACGGCTACAGCATCGTCGACCTTGGCGATGTCGACGGTTTCGAGACCGCCGCCATCAACGCGGGCGACGTCGAAGGCGCCCGCGTCGCCGCCATCGCCCTCCGCAGCAAGGGCGGCAGGTCCCGCCGTCAAGTCGCCGAGTGGATCCTCGCTGGCGCAGTCGGCTGATGGATCAGCCTGGACTGTTTGATTCGCCTGCTGTCGACGACGAGGCGCTCGCATCGCTGCGAGCCACGGTGGCCGGGCTGACCCGCGCCCTCAGGCGATGCGAGGCCGACCTCGACGCAATCAACGAGGCCGCCGAGGCACTGGCGAGGGTCATCGGCAACGACCACGACAGCGACACCGTCGCAATCATCAAGGACGCAACGCAACGACTGCTGTCGCCTATCGGCGACATGGAGCAAAAATGAAGACCCGCGACTACAACGGCATCATCACCGCCGACACGCTGCGAGCATGGACCGGCACCGACGCCGAGCTCGCCCGCCACGTCGGCCTCACCCGGCAAGCCGTCAGCTATGCCCGGCTCGTTCACGGGATGCCGTCGCCGGTCGACGGTCGACGGTCCCGCAAGCAGGGCCGCTCCCGCACGGTGTGCAGCGCAGTCATGCGGGAAGCCCACCGCCGGGGCTGCACCGTCGGCGAGGTTGTCGCTGACCTCAGTGTGTGGGCGGAAAGTGACGATGCGCGCGCGCTCGAGGGAGGCCGCTGATGTGGGCCATCGATGTGCCCTGCGAGCTCTGCGGCGCCGGCCCCGGCGACGAATGCCGCACCCCGGCCGACGTCCCCGCGCAGCGACCACACCGAGTCCGCTTGGTGCTGTCGGTGGTCGGATTGAAAAGCCGCCGCGCCGTCGCCATCGTGGACGCCACCCTGCGTGTCGGGGCGGACAAAGCCGGCAACATCAAGGAGGAGGAGCCATGACCGACGACAATGACCCCCGATGGGTGCATGATTGCCCGGTGTGCGGGGTGACGCTGACCAGCGACCAGGGCGAGCAGTGCGCCGAGCACAAGCCCTCGCCGGGCGAGCTCGCCCGCAAGCAGCGCGTGGTCGCCGCAATCGCTGCGTTCATGCGCAAGCCCGCGAAGGCGCTTGTCCCCCGCCGTGGGAGGGGCCGATGACCCGCCATCTCACCGACAGCGACGCCCTCGACCGCATCGCCGGCCTGTTTGCCGGCGGGCAGCCTGACGGGCTCCGCGCATCAATCGAAGTCCTCGAGGAGGTGCAGCGCCTGGTGCGCCTCACCGCGCGTACTGCTGGGCCGCAGTACGAAGACGGGCAGGAGCCATGACCATCGCCATCATCGCCGCAGTGGGGTGCGGCGCCATCGCCGCCACCCTCGGTGTCGTCGCCGCCATCGAGGCCGTCGACGACGCCCTGCGCAGTCGCCGCCGGCAGCGCGCCCTAGACAGCTTCACCACCCGAGAGGACCGATGACACAGACCCTGACCGCCCGCATCCCCATCGCCCTGGGGCGGGGCCAAAACAACCGCGAGCATCACCGTGTCCGCGCAATCCGGGTTGCCGCCGAGCGCGCGGCCACCCTCGTCGCCCTCGCCACCGGTGACTGGCGAGGTGACTCGGTGTCGCTTCGCCGCCCTGAGCTCGGGGCCCGCATCACCCTCGTGCGCCCCTATCAGGTGACGCCCCTCGACAGCGACAATTTGTCGGCGAGCTGCAAGGCAGTGCGCGATGCCATCGCGCAGTTTTTGGGGGTCGACGACGCCTCCGACCGACTGCACTGGGTCTACCGGCAGGAGCCCGCCGTGTCGATTGGCGCGTCGAAAAAGCCGGGCAAGAGCAGGGCAAGCCCCGACCGCGACACCCGCCCGACGGTGGTCATCGAGGTCCTGCCCGTCGACCGGATTGACCCGCAGGCCGAGGCCCTCGCCCAGGCCGAGGCCCGTGAGTGGGCCCTCGGGGTGCAGGTAGCGGCGCAGGCCCAGAGGCTTCGACTGGCGATAGCGGTTGTCGCCGCGGCGAGGAATGTCGCCGATGGCCCGTTGGCCGACGCCCTCGCCGCCTGGGACGCCGTCCCCGGCGACGTCGGTGACGTTGGGCCCGTTGACCTCGGGTGACGCTAGCGGCATCATCGTTGTGCGTAGCAACAGCGCGGCGGGCCCCGTCGGTGCGATTCTGCATCGGCGGGGTCTTTTTTTCGCGTCAGTATCGCTCGCGCATGTTCCGCCGAAGCGCCTTCGAGCTGTGGAACGTCACCGAGTGGTCGATGTTCTCGACGACGTTGACGGCGACGGTCGACGGCAGCGCGTCGAGGTAGAACTCGCGCGCGAAAGATAGCGCGTTGAGGCAGTCGTCGAGGCCTTCGTAGGACGGTCGACCCTTCGGCCCCGTCGGTGGCTGGATGTTCGACGACTTCACCTCGGCGACGAGCTCGGGCCCGATGGGGACGACGCCCTGCTCGATGGCGAGCTTCAGCCGCTGCAGCCGAAAGTGCTTCTCCTCGCCCGAGCGTTGCTCGGTGACGTGCCATCGCGAGAACTGCTTCAGCGTCTCATAGACGCCGACGCCGACCCCGTTGCTCTCGACAACGATGGTCTGGGGGACGAAGCGCTCGGCCGTTTCCTTGACGAGCTCGACCAAGTCAGGCAGCGACGTGCTGTTGCTCACCCACGTCGCGAGGATGGTACCCGTCAGCAGCGACAACACGACGACGGCCGACGAGTCCCCGCCGCCACCGGCCGCGACGTCGACGCCGAAAACGACGGGCTCATCAGGCATCCGGTCGCGGTATCGATGCCATCCGTCGAAGCGCTTCGCTTTCCCGTCCCACTTGCCATCGGCGACGACGACGGCGTCGGTGAAGCGGAGAATCCATCTCCCGCGGGCGAAGCTGAAGCAGTGCTCGGGGAGCTGGGGAAACTCCCGCATGGCCCCATCCTCGTCGCCAGCAAAGTCGACCCGCATCCGATGCCACCACCAGGCCGCCGTCGCCCTCGAGGTGAACCCGTACCGAGTCCCCGATAGCGTCAACCAGGTGTCCTCGTCGATGCTGGCTGGATGGCGCTGGTAGACCGGGTGTCGCTCAATGGGCAGAAAGACCCGATGCCATTCGTCGGCGCTGCCCTCGTCCTCCCCGTGCCACAGGGTGCGAAAGAGGTTGTCGGCCGCGCTGGCCGTGCTCTCGATGACGATGCGGGCCCCGGGCAACGCCGTCGACGTCAGCCCGCGAAACACCGCAGAATCCGAAAGCCAGAAGGCGAGCTCGCTGGCGTGGATGAACCCGTAGCTCTTCGAGCGACCGACGCGCGACTCGCCACCCTCGGCGCGAGAGACGGCCGAGAGCGCATCGATGACGGTACAGACCCCATCGGCGCCCGCGTTCGCGAGCTCGACGCTGCCTTTGTTGCGCGCCCCGACCTCGATGCCCAGCTGGTCGCACCATCCGGCGAGGCGAGCAAGCAGCCCCTGGGCCTTGTCCCGGGTGTCGGCGACGATTGCGCAGGGTACGCCCGGGTTCGCGATGGCAAAGACGAGGACGGCGAGCAGGCTCACCGTCGACACGCCCATCTGCCGGCCCTTCAGCACGATGGTGCGCTCGTGCTCGAGGATGGCCTCGAGCACCTCGAGCTGGGCGTCGGTGATGCGCCAGCGAGAGATGGCCCCCTGCTGCTCCTGATTCAGAATCATCAGCAGGCCCGACAATCGCCGGGCCCGGTCGAGGATGGGCCGCTTCACGCCTCGCCCTCGCCCTCGTCCTCGCCCGTCAGCAAGGCCCGCAGCTCATCGACGCGCCTGGACACCTTCGGCGCGGGTTTGTTGCGCTTCTCGGGCGCGCCTGCAGCGAGGCTGAGCAGGTGCATCGCCGCTTTCGCCGACGTTCCCGAGAGCGTCACATCGGCGCGCCACGCGACGGCGAGCATCTCGAGCTCGTGGATGTAGCGGGCCGCATTGACCGACGTCACCCGCTGGATTTCGTCAGCGGCTTCGTCGAACGTCAGTGCGACCCCATCGACGACGGGAACGCGCGGGACCCAAGCATCGGCGGGGATGTCCGCCGCGCTCTTGTCGACTGGCGCCCTCGAGGGTGCCCCGGTGTCGAAGATGTCCCGCCGTTTCGACGTCGTCATCTCACCCCCCGCTGACCAGCTCGTCGCGCAGGCGAATCACGGCGAGGATGTGCCGCCGGTGAATCGACAGCGGCTCGAGGTCGGGATGCAGGGGCTCGAGCATCGCGTTACGCACAACGACCACGTCCCCGGGCTCGACGGCCGTCCACGTCGCCGGGTGTTGGTCGGCCGCGGGCTGGATGGTCCCGACCCCAGCGACGACGTAGGCGATGCAGGCCGTCCCGAGGGTGCCCTTCACCTCGTCGACGGCAGTGACGATGCCGCCGGACGACCGGGCAGGGCGACGCAGGGGGAGCAGGAGCGCTGTGTTCGGCGCGACATCGGCGAAGGCGCCGACGGGAAGCCCCCCGGAGTAGAGCTCGTGCAGGCTGACCGTCCCGTCCTCGGCCTTCGGGGTGACGCCGTCCATGACGGGTTCGGCGATGGAAGCATCATCGGCAATCCGCTTGTCGACGATGGTGAACTTCTGGGCGATGTCGGTCATTGGCTGCTGTCCTTCGTGGGTGGGGTAGACTTGATGAGGATGCGCTCGCCGTCCACGTCGATGTGGCCCATCAGAGTGAGCATCCGCAGGTAGGCGAAGAGGATTTCCTGGTTGATTTCGGCCTTCGCCTCGGTGAGTGACGCGACCCCGTTCTCGTCAGCGATGACGGAAAGATGCTGCAGCACCGCGAGCGGGACGAAGAGGTTCGGGAGAAATCTCGCGGGCGCGTACCACCCCCGCACGTTCGCCGGGTGTCGATGCCTGGGCGACTTCGGCACGGCTGCCGATGTCGGTGCGTCTGGTTTCTTGGTCATGGTTTCCTTCGTGTTCATGAAAGACTCGCATACCCGAGGATGCGCTTGTCGTCGACAGCGTAATCACGGCGAGCCACTTTGTTCGACGTGTTTCCCTCGATGGTGCGAACGCGACCCTCGACGACTTCCTCGACGACACCGCAATGGTTCCCGGCGATACCGACGTCGCTCGTTGCGTTCGTGAAGAAGATGACATCACCAGGCTGCGGGTTGTAGCCCTCGCGGAGTCGAAGCACCCCGTTCTCTCGGGCGACGTCAACGAACCCAGACACCCTGCGGCACTTGTAGTGCTGCGCTTCGAAGGCATGGCGCCAACGGCTGTCAGACTGGTGGATACACCAGAGCACGAACCCGGCGCACCATGCGAGGGCGTCGCCCCTCATGTAGCGCTGGGCGGGAATCCCGTCGTTCTTGCCGGTCTTCTCGCTCACACCGAGCTGTGTTCGGGCGATGTCGATGACGCTCTTCATGCCTTCACCATTCAAACCAGAGAAGAAGCGATGCGCGGTCGGCTTTGGTCGCTGAAGATGCTGAGAATTGCACTGTGAAGTCTTCGGCGACGAGCTCCACCCCGCCATTGAGGGTCACGGCCAGCGCACCACTGTCGGAAGTCATGATGAGGTCCGTCGTGTGATTGTTCGTCAGCGTTGCGATTGTTGTGCCTGCCGCGTTTTTCAAGACCGCCGTGACAATCAGTCCGGCCAGCGACGACGCCGACGACGTGAGATAAGCGCGCACGATGCGAGACGCGCACCGCGCGGCCGCAGGCACAGGCAACACGCACAGCAGGTCGGCCGGTACCGCTGTGTTATCGAATCTGGTAAACGTGACCATGGTCGGCGACATGCCACGGCCTGCGGCGAGGCCTGCAGCGGCTGCGGCGAGATTGAACTGCGCCCCGCCCGTCGCAGGGCCAACCAGCGCCGCATCAGCGAGCCCGTCGGTGAAGTCCGCAAATGCGAAATCAGGCACATTCAGGAGGCCGCCCGCCCGCCATCGATCAACTTGAATGTGCAGGACGACGTTGCATCGCTCAGTTGTGAAGGACGGGCCCCCGATGATGAGGTCATAGCTGACCCCAGCCTCGAGCGACACGCTTTGCGTGTTGGTGTCGCTGACGTCGGCGGCTGTTGTCGCACCGGCCGCCACGTTCAGGTATGGCGTCGTCGCCCCCGTCGGAACGACGGCGGTGACAGCGCGCTGAAGTGTGATGGTCATGTCTGAAGCTGCAGTGACGTTGCCGTCGAGGAAGGCGCGAACAACAGTGCATGCGACGGGACAGGTGAACCGCTGGGTTCTCACGCCGATGGCCATGGTGTTGTTGATCCCGGCCCCGAGCTCCCTCACGAACGAAAACAGGATGGCGGCCGTCGCGAACCGCTTTTCAGAAACGTCGGCCAGAGCGTCCTTGGCGTAAAGGAAGACGTCATTGAGGTCTGTGGGTGAGAGTGCGTCGCCCGTCGTGAACCGGACTGCTTGCTGTGAGCTGATGACCTTCACGCGACACCCCGGGCGAGATAGCAGCGAGAGCAAATGACAATGGTTGCCACCATCGTCGTCAAGGTGTTGGTCGTCTCGACCTCGACGTCAACGATGGACCCCTTCGGAAGGAGCCGAACCACGCGCGACGTCGTCGCCTGATTCAGCCCCGGCTTGGCATTCATCGTCCCATCATAGAGCAACCGCGTTTGCTTTTTGCCGATGGTGTCGAGCGTTCCGGTTCGGGTCATCGACCAGTCATCGAGAATCCCACCCGCCGAAACGGTGGCGGTGATGGTTGCCGCCGCGCTGTTGGCCGGCGTCGTCATGACCGCCAGCGTGTCGACGAGGAGGTTGACCGGAGCCACGAACCGGGCCCGCCGCTGTGCTGCCGGCGCCGACGCAACCAGCCCCTGAAACGTGAAGACGATGGGCGCATAGCCGGGCAGCCGCGCGTTGTCGGCCTGAATGAGCCCCAGCGAGGTCGTCGTGAGCGCGTTGAGGTCGGCCGCGAGGATGGTTGAGCCGTTTGTGATGGGCATCAGGTCTGCGTCTCCTTTTTGTTGGTCCAGGTCCCGCCCGCCTCGATGTCGACCGACTCGAGGAGGATGCGACCCATCCCACCCATCGTAACTTCGAGGTCGAGCTCGGTCGCGCGCACGTTGAGCGACCCTCGCACACTGCGAGCTGTGAGGGATGCCCAGTTTGGCGTTCCCCATAGGTCTGTGCCGATGACGGTGTCGCCGTTCACCGTCGTGCTCTTGCCGGTGTCGACCACCCCGTTGCCGCAGACGCTCACAGGTGCCCCGCCGTTCGCGGCCGAGAGGGTCACGCGGCGGATGAGCGGGTTGTCCCGCGGGCCGGACTGCACTCGCCCACAGAGCGCCCCGGACACATCGTTTGCAGCACTGTCGGAGAAGTCCCTCAGGCCCTTCGTGTGGAGGGCGTAGACACCGCTTCGGTCGATGACGAGGTCCTCGCCGTCGCGCGTTCGCAGCACACCGACGACGTTGAGCGGCGTCGACGCTGCGCCGGTGTACCAGAAGGACGTCGTCCCCTCCCCGAGGTCGACGGCGACGGCGTAGTCACGGTCAGTCCCGAATCCGACGAGGACGCCGAACGACGTTGGATAGACCCGGCCGAACTGGCGCACATCGAGGACGTCGATGGGGCGCGTCAGCTTCCTCCGCCCCTGGTAGGTCGAGAACGCGAGCTCTCGCGAGCTCCCACCGTTGAGCACGGCAACGCCGTCGGTGGTCAGAGCGACAACCCCATACGGCGTCGAGCATGCACCACCAGGGCGAGAAGTGAGCACTTGTGGGATGAGCGAGATGAATCCAGCGACGCTCTGCCCCTGCCCGAGGGCGTCGGCAGCCATGGAGTAGGCCCCGGCCGGGGTCAGCATCCACAGGGCACCATCGGGGCCCTGAGTGATGGCGTGAATCGTCGCCGGAAGGGCGATGACATTCTGCCCGGTGTACGTGCGAGGGTCGAGGCCCGGGTCGTTGAAGAGGACCACCGACCCCTGCGCGACTGGCATCCGGTCACCGAACGAACAGATGTGGCCCGATGGCACATCGATGGCCGTCGTGTCTGGGTTCTCCGACGCCGTCGCAACAGCCGGCATCACCCCGCCGCCGGGCAGTCCGTACAACGGGCCCGACATCGATGGCGCGTTTATCATCAGCTGGTTGTTCACCAGGGCGTGAGAGAACACCGGCGACGATGGGTGCACCCCGAGCCCGAGCCTGTAGCGCTCGATCCACTCCTCGTTGGTGACAATCATCGTCACGACACCGGTGGTGGTGTCCTGCAGAAACAGGTAGTGCTCTGTCTCCGACGACGACGGGACGAGAACCGAAAACCCGCCCACAAACACGTTATTCGTGAGCCCCAGCGACGTCGCAGCCAGCGAGACAACGAAGCCCCGCCGCGTCGACAGCCGCCCTGACTCGGCGATGATGTTGTGCCGCTCAAAACTTCTCAGGCTGATTGTGCTCATACTGCCCCCACCACTAACCCGGTCGCGTCGTCGACGTCGAGCAGGGCTTCTGATTTGGGAGGCCATCTCCAGCTGCCGCGCTCCCCATGAGCCTGATAGCGCGCCCCGATGACGTCGGTTGTGCTGCGAGAGACGTAGACGGCGAGGTCGACGTCATCGAGGTCCCGCACCACGACGACAACGGCAGGCCACACGGCCCCGTCGCTGTCGGTGTAGTGGACGATTCGTCCCGGCGTCGGTGCATTGATGAGCGCCATGTTAGATCCCCAGCGCGTACATGACGTTGACACGCCAGATTGTGTCTGTGCTCGCCGGGCAGACGATGGTTGTCGCAGTGTTCACCGTCGTCGACCTGATAGGCAGTGCAGGCGAGATGACCTCCTCGAGCGTGGTCCCGATGGCGCCAGATGTGCCGAACGAGAAGGCCGGGGTGCCGGGTATGTTCGTCGTCGTCACAAGCGTCGGCGTCGTACCCGCAAGGCCTGCGGTCACGAAGAAGCGCTTGATCTGAATCCGGGTGATGTAGTGGAAAAACGACGGCGCTGCGGGGAGCGTCAACGTCACGGCGGTATTCACGGCAGCCGTCGCCGTGACGGCGAGCGTCGCGGGCACAGGCTGCGTAATGACAGAGTACTCCGCGAATGTGGCGCGGCCCGAGACGTTCAGCGTCCCCGATGTGTAGGCCGAGACGCGAACGCGAAAGGAGCGAGCTCCGGAGACGTTCAGGTCAACCAGCGAGAGGACGACACCGGCGCCGACGACGGAGGCGACCGGGGTCACGCCGCTGAGTCCGGTTATCGCGATCCAGTTTGTTCCGTCGACGGTCGTTTCAAAGACGACGGTGCCGGTGAAGGCAGCGCTTCGAAGGTCGAGGAGCACCGAACACGCGCCGTTCAGGTCTATCTGCGTCGTCGCGTTCAGCGCCGCGAGCGAAACTGTCGGCGGCCGAGTGTCGGTGATTGTCTCGCCGACGATTGCGTCGAGCGCACCCCTGAAAGGATTTCCGCGAATGTCGAAAAGCTGCGTCATGAGTCACCCGAGGATGTAGAGAATCTTATACACGCCGCCGACCCGTCCGGCGCCGTTGTCGCTGACCGTGACCGAAATCGAACCCGACGCGGCGACGGCGGAAAATGTGACGTTGCTCGACGATGGCTGGTTCTCGTCGGTGTTCACCGTGTTGCCCCAGACCACCATGACCTTACTCGACACCGTGGCCAAAGCGTCGACGACGCTCACCGTCTGCTCTTGCAGTCCGAACGGCACGGTGATGGTCGCAGCCGTCGGCGCTGCGCCACCGCCACCGCCGCCCGAGATGTTGTCGAGGTCGACGTCGTTGGGGAACAGCGTCTTCGTCAGTCCGCTAATGCGCATCAGTGTTTGCGGAGCGAACCCGTCGGTGACGAATGTCGCTGGCGATGCGAACGAGCTGATGTTCACCCAGGTGTTCGAGAGTGACCCAGTTGTGTTGACCGAGAACTTTCCATTGAAGTTGTCGAACCTGCAGTTGATGAATGCGCCTGGACTGCTCGCGATGGTGCTGGTCACCGACTGGAACGCCGTGCCAAGCATGGCATTTGACACGCTGCTATTGATCCACCTTGACGACGAATCAGCGCAAAGCATGAGCGTTGAGACGCCCGTGAGCAGAAGAGTTTCAGCGATGACAATCCCGTACTGAAACAGCGCGGTGACTGGTGGCAACGCGAAGAGCGCTCCCACCTTACACAGCCCACCCTGTAGCCCATCGACGAGGACATTGCGGACGGTCGTCGAAGTGTTTTTCTCGGTGATGGACGCAAGCGGGATTTGATTCACCAAAAACACTGCGGCCAGCGTTGACCCGGCCGTCAGCAGAACCGACAAATTTGAGAACAGCGCGGGGAATCCGTTGCTTTGCTCTGCCCCGTTGATTCGAAACAGGTAGGACAGCGAGCCCGAAACGATGAACTTGAAGCGTTGCGCGCCGTCCAACGAGAAGGACGTCAGCCCGCCGGGCAGGGTGAACCCCGCCGTGACGGGGATGTCGCCGCCCAGCTCGAGGACGCATGGCAACCCGTCCTTCAGTCGCAGCGTGATGTTCCGGCGAATGTCGTCGACGCTGTAGACGATGGTCGCCCGTCGGACCGAGCGCGTCGCGTTTGCGTCGAAGGCGCGCATCATCGCCATCAGCGGTCACCGAGCAGGCTTGCCCGCCCCGTCCGAGCCTGCTGCGAGAGCGGTGACGAGCGGCCCTGTATTGCTCGTGCTTCGTTCGGCGGAAGCCCCGGGCCCGCGGGAATCGCGCCGTTCTCCAGCTCCTCGAGGGCGGCCCCCCGGGCCTCGGGTGACCCGAGCTCCTCGGGCGGCTCCCCGGCGAGCTGACGGCGAATGGTGGCGCGGTTGATGCGCATGGTCAGTCCTTCCGCCGGACCTTGAACACCACACCAGTGTCGAAGTCCTTGAAGTACAGGAACACCTCGTCGCCTGCTACGGGTCGCCCGTGTTGGTTGTACGCCTCAGAAACTGAGGTCTCACGCACCTCAGCATCCGGGTAACGCTTGGCCTCTTGCGACGCCTTGTCCTGCAATTGTGCAGCGACATATTCAGCATCAGACTGGTTGGCAGCCCGCGCCACGGTGCCGCCCTCGGTTTCGCCCTTCGCATTGGTGAATCCACCGATGCGACCGTCGCCGTTGATGTCTGCGTCGAATGCGTCCTCGAGGTCGGCGAGCGCCGCTTGCCGCTGGAGGTCGGTGAACTTGGCATCCTCGGCAGCCTGGTCGAACTCCTGCATCGTGAGAACCTTGGTCCGCGCCTGTTGCCGCGCAAGGTCACCCTCGGCCGCCGACGCAGCGCCGGACAGCCCGAGACCACCGAGGCCCGCGCGAGAGCGCTGGTTCAGCGCCGCCCGTGCATTCTGCGCGTCGATTTCCGCCTCGGCGGCTTGTCGCTCGCGAGCGAGCTCGTCGAGCTCGTCCCCGGCCTGCTCTCGCCGGTCATATTCCGCCTCCACCCGCTTGTCGCGCTCGGCGTTGGCGTCCTCGGCCTGGTATGGCTCCTGGGTCTGCCCCGCCGATGCGGCCTGCGCGGCCTGCTCATCTTCGTACGCTTTTTGGCGTTGCCTATCGCGCTCGGTGACGACGTCAGCGATGGGCTTCCTCGCCCGTGGTGGAGGGGGGCGGTTCGCCATGTCAGTTTCGACCTTCGCGCGCGACGCAGCCAGCTCGTCGAGGTCGTCCATCGGTCGCAGGTTTTGCGGGGCTGTCGGTCGTCGGATGTCAGGGCGAGGGATGGGCATGTGATGGGCTCCGGCTGCTGATGGGGGTTGACGCCGTTAGGCTCAGTGAACGTGCATCGAGTGCACAGACCACGAAGACGCCGCCGCGCTCGCGACGATGTACAAATCGCACACCGAGGGGATAATGAATTCGTCGACTTGCCCCGGCAGCACATGACGCCCGCCTGCGGCGCTGAAGGTCGCATCAAACGTCGGGGCTGGTGCGCCGCGGCCGATGGCTTCCGTCGCGAGAATCACGCCCGCGGCGTTCGGGTTGACGACGCGAATGCGGATGAAACCGGTGATGCCACCGTTCAGGTTGACGTCGGGGAGCGTGACTTTGACCGGGGTCACACCGAGGACGGCGCTGCCGTCGTGGACGGCTTGTCCGTTGATGACAATCCCAAACCCTGCGCGCTCGACGAGAGACGTTGCCATGGTGATACTCCTTCAGGCCCCTTCGGGCGATGCTGGTTGTTGCTGGTCTTCGGCCGTCGTCGGGGCCGCGTCGCCCGTGTCGGGCTCGGTCCCCTCGATTTGGTCGGTGATGAGCTTCTCGAGGAGCACGAGATCAACAAAGTCGGACTTCCGGCCCTGCGCGATGGCCCGCGACTTCGCCCGTGCGATGCTCTCACGCAAAGCCGGAATGCTGTAGTCGTTGACGTTGATGTCGACGTCGCCCGCCGCGAGGTAGGTTTTCACCGCGAGGTCTGCAGCCTGCTTCGCCACGGCGTTCGGTGCGGTCTTCTGAGCTGCAGCGACGTCCTCGGCGCCACCGACTCCGGCCTGGGCGCTCTCGATAGCTTTCCCGACGCGCACGTCGGTGCGGCGTTCGAGCTCGCTCGCTGACTCGAGCCTGATGTTTTTTCCCTGCACGTCGGCGCCGACGAACGTGAAGATGTCCGCGGCATCCATGCGCGTGATTTCTGCCACACGAGGAGTCGGGTAGTACAGCTGAATGATGGCCAGACACAAGCGCCACGCATCGAGGACCATGTCCTCGAGCGACTTGAGCGCGTCGCTGTTCTTCTGGCTGTCGAGCTCGTAATACGCCTCGATGGCTCGCCCGCTCAGCGTCGGGGCCGCGCCGCCCGACGTCACCTCGTTCAGGCCGACCACCTCGAACATGAAGGCTTTGGCGTCGTCGCGCAGCTTGTACAGGTCGAGGCCGACCGCGCCCAGCTCAACGGCGAAGATTTTGGACCGTGCGTCGTCCATCTTCGGATCATAGTCGATGGTGTTCGTTCTCGTGATGTCGATGCTGTCGGCGAGGGTCTTCGGCATCGCAATCTGTGGGTTCGTGACGAGCCTCATCACCTTGATGGTCCGCGCATGCGTTTCGTTGAGCAGCCGCTGAAGGTTGATGACGTCAGCGAGCGGCGTGATGCCGTAGGCACTGTCCCGCCGAAATCGGACCTTCATCAGCGCCAACGGCAGGAGCGATTCCTTGCGGTCTCCCTCGGTGTTGATGATGAGCGGGTAGGCCTTGCGCACTACCACTTCGGTGCCGATGATGACGGCGAACACGCCGTCAGGAAACTTCCTCGACGGGCGCACCCAGTACTCATACCCGACGACGCCACAAACGGTCTCACCGGCCGCGTTGACGTACTCCTGCTCCTCGGGAGGGACACCGGAAAGACCACCGGCCTCCCACAGCGCCGCGACTTCATCCTCGCCGTAGTGGTTCTCGAAGATGACCCACTTCGCATCGTGCCAGTCCTCGACGGGGTCAATCCAGTAATCGTGGATGGTGAGACGAGCCCAGCGCACCTCACCGCGCACTTCGTCCGGCCACACCTTGACCCCGGCCGTCCCATCCTGAAAAGCATACTGTACGGCTTGATGAATTTTGCTCGCCGTCTTCTGCTCCTGGGCGATGTAGTCGATGACGCGGTTCGTGATTTCGGTGTTGTAGATGTCCTCGGGGTCGTCGGGTGTCGACGCCGTTGCGAGAGCGCTGCGGCGGTCCTTGTTGAGCAGGGCCGCGAACGTCGTCATGAGCCCTTGGCACACGTTGATGTACGAACGGGGTACGCTCTCGTCGTCGAACCAAGCGTCTTTCATCACCTGTCGACGCTGCCCGCTGTAGACGCCCCATTGACGCCCGCCGACGAACATCTCGCACAGCTCACCGAGCTGCCGATAGGGGAGCGCGATGCGTTCCCCCTGGCGCTTGTGCTTCATGAAATCTTCGAGAATCGACGACGTCAGCGGGAGGTCGGCCATCTCAGTCCTCGCTCATCAGCGCGTTCAGCGCATCCTGTCGCAGCTTGTAGCGCGCGAGCTTCTTTTGACGTTCCATCTCGCCCGCGGCGAGGGTGTCATCGGCCGACATCAGTTCGTCTTCGGACAACGCATCAGCAGCCATGCCACCGAGAGCCCCGCCGATGGATGACCCAAGGCCGAGCGTTGCTGCACCGAGAGCAGGCCCACCGAGGAACCCAAGGGCCCCGAGACCAGCCCCGGCGAGACTTCCAATGGTCCCGCCGATGGCTCGATTGCCGGCGCCGCCCTCGGCCTGCACCTGCGCGGCACGTTTCTCCGCCGACGTCAACGCCAAATCCTCGGGGGTCAATCTTCGCGCCATTGTGGCCTCCTGATGCGGTAGCGTTGCACAGATTCGGTTATAGTGCTAGCTATGTAACATGACCACCACCACCACTGCCGCACCATCGGCTGACTCGGGCGCCCCCTCGGCCTCGCCCACCGACCCCGGAGCCCCTCAGGCCCCGGCATCCACACAGTCGCGCATGATGGCCATCATCGCCGCCAAGCGCGCAGCTGCAGCCGCTGCAGATCCCCAGGCCCCGAGCTCACCCGCCGGGCAGCCTGACTCACTGGGTGACTCACCGGGCTCGTCACCGGGCAAGGATGCGACCGACAGCCCCGACGCCGTCGACGCACCAGACGAGCGCAAGCAGGCCGACGTGGTCCCCATGGCGGCCTTCAAGGCGCGCATCGGCAAACTAAGCGACAACGTGAAATCAGCACGAGAAGAAGCGGCTCGTCTCGCTCACGAGAATCAGCGCTACAGCACAGCTGCGCAGCTCCTGCAGGAGGAGAATGACCGCCTCCGACAGCAGCTGCGCGAGGGTGTGCAGTACGACCCCCGTGACGAGGAGCTTGCTGACGTCAGGCTGTCACAGCGAGCCAAAGAGCGCGCCGACGCGCTGGCCCTCGAGCACGAAGCGAAGCTGCGCGAGATGCAGCGGAATTTCGTGCTCGAGGCCGAGCGCGAGCAAATCAAGGCGCGGCTCTCGACGCAAATCGAGAGCGCGCTGGCCACGCACCGCCTCGCCAACCGCGCCGACGTCATCGCCGCCATGAAGTCGCGGCATGACCTCAGCGCCAGCGAGGCCGCGCGAATGATTCACGAGAGGGAGGTCAAGCGCCTCGAGGCTCTTGGCTACGCCCCTCGTCAATCAGCCCCTGCCGTCGCCAACGTCCCCGTTGGGGCACGGGCTCCGGGCGGGGCCGGCGCAACCGGCCGGTTCGCAAACAACGCCAAGGGGATGCTCGATTTCCTTGACGCTCGTCGTCAGTCCTGACGACGAAACACCAACTCACTGAGGTTCGAAGACAATGGCTCTCCCAAACGTCACAATCAACAGCATCAGCGGCATCATCGCCGAGTTCGGCCCTGAGCGCTTCGTCACCACCATCAACAACATGTCTCCCCTCGTGGGAAGCGGCGTCCTTGAGAAGGTCGAGCAGGACGGCGAGGAGCTCGTCGTCACCGCCGACGTCGGTGAGTCGCCCGCGACCACCTACGCCCTCGACTTCGACACCCGGCCCAACGGCCAGACCACGACCCCCGTGAAGGCGCGGTTCGTGCCCACCATGGTCACCACGCGCGTGAGCCTGGGCAAGCAGGCAGCCTTGGCCAAGCTCGCCGACAAAGAGCTCACGAAGATGCTCGACGCCAAGCTCGACACCTCGGCGAAGTCAGTCGCGCGCCACATCGGCCGCGGTCTGTATGCCGGTCAGGTGGTCCCGCAGGCCGCCGCCACCTGGTCGGGCACCGCCGCGGATTCGACGGTCACGATCCCGTTCCTCGACGTGAGCCTGTTCATCCCCGGCGCGTCGTACAACTTCGTCGACACCTCGGCGGCCCTCTCCTACACCGTCCGGTGTTTGAACAAGGTCGCCGCCGTCATCGGCGCCAACTCGGCGAACGTCGCGGGTAACGTGACGTTCATCAACGACGTCGTGAACCCGGCCACCGGCTCTGTCACCGCTCTCGGTGTCACCGCCGTCGACGTCGCCGACATCTTCGCCCTGCGCGGTACGTTCCCGGGCTTCGGTGGCAACGCGACGCCCATCGCGGGCAAGCGCCTGAACTCCTTCGACGACATCGCCGGAAGCGGCGCGTCGTCGTCGTTCGGCGGCATCGCCCCCGCCTCGCTCCCGGGCTGGGTCGGTCAGACCATCGCCCTGGGCGCGGCCTACTCGCACGAAGCGGCGCTTCAGTTCGATGCGCGAATCACGCAGTACTCCGGTGAGCAGTTCACCGATGCACTGATGAGCCCGCAGGTCGCCGCCGCTCACCGCATCCAGGCTGGTGCCATGGGCGCCGTCTTCGGCATGACAATCCAGCCGACGGCTCAGCGCCCGCAGCCCCTCGGCGCGCGCGCGGACAAGTACGGCGACGTGCGCAGCTCGGGTCTCGACCTCGCCGGTCGCCCGGTGCTCATCGACCCCAACTGCCCGCAGACCATCGTGGTGTTCCACAACAGGGACCACGCGAAGCTGGGTGTCTGGGCCGAGATGGCGCCCGAGGAGCTCACCGAGCTGGGTGGTGTCGTCGTGACGAACCGCGCGACCCTGTCGATGGATGCTGACTTCACCGGGTCCTATCAGCTGTACTGCGCCAAGCGTGGCGCTATCGGCGTGATGACGGGCCTCACCGGTCTCTGAGTAATCAACCCAGCCCCGTCGATGACGGGGCTGGGTTTCTTCCTTGGGGAACCAATGAGCCATCAGGCCACTCACCTCGTCGCGAACGGTGTCACCGTCCCCATGTGGCTCGTCGCAATCATTGGGACCGTCATGGTCTCCGGGGGCCTCGCCGTCGCTCACAGCATCACCGCCGTGCGAGACAGCACCCTCATCCTCACCGAGAAGGTCACCGTGCTCGAGGCCGCCAGCGCCGAGCGCTCACAGGTGCTCACGCAGCTGGGGAGCATCGGCGCCAAGCTCGACGCCCTCCGCGCCGACGTGGTCCGCATCGATGAGGCCAACACCCGCAACCGCCCCCGCTGAAAGGCAGCACACCATGCCCCCCGCCATTCTCGCCACAATCCCCGTCATTCTCGCGGCTCTTGTCACTGCTTGCGGGCTTGCCCTCATTGCTGGCCCCCTCGTGATTCCCCTGTGGGCCGCACACATGGACGAGGCTCGTCGTCGTCAAATCGTCGCCGCCGTCAAGGGAGCGAACGACGCCCTTGGCCCCTTCATCCTTGCGACTCCCACCGACATCGACGACCGCATCCTCGAGGTGTCCGAGATGGTGGTCCGCGAGCTGGGCAGCGTCGGTGAAAAGAACGCCTCGAAGGTGAAGGCCGTCGCGAAGGCTGTCGTCACGAAGTCCGCCCCTCCTTCGGCTGGGGTGCGCTGATGGACCTCGCCGCCATCAACGCCGACCCGGACCTGCAGCACACACCTTTCGGCCGGGTGCTCGTGTCGCGCTCGCCCGGCGGTGGGGTGCCGCTGTGCTCAATCGAGCACGAGGCCAGCGGGACGCCGATGGTTGTCGGACTGCTGCGCGATGGGGCCGGCGTCTTCGATGGGCTGCACGGTAAACGACAATGGGAAGCGTGGCACGTCCTCGAGAAGGCCGAGAGGCATCGCCTCCGCGAGGAGATGCGCCGAGAGCTGTCCCTCGACGACCACCGCGCCGACTTCCGACGCGAGATCAACAAGAAGCTCGCCGCCACCGTCGACGGACGAGACCTCCTCGCGGCCGCGATGTCGCTACCTCGAATCAGGGGCCGCCGATGACTGTCACGCTCGCCCAGGCCATCACTCGCGTTCGGTTTCTGCTCGACGACAAGGATAACAACCCGCTCATCTCCGATGCCGAAATCACGACGGCGTTACAGGTGGCACAAGAAGAAGTCTGGCAGGGCGTCGTCGACAGCGGCGCTAACATCTTTTTTCAGGCCGTCGACATCTCTTCGACGTCGGCCGGTGTCATCAACCTCGCCAGCATTACCCCGCTGAAGATTTCGAACGTGGCCATTGTCGTCGGGAGTGGCGTGCTGCAGGTCCCGCCGTGCCGCGTCTTCGATGGGTTCGCGAACGTCGTCGGGGTGAGGCCATGCCGAATCACCTACGTTCCGCGCGCAGCATTCCCGGCGCTGTCCGGTGATCCATTCGTCTGGTCGCAATCGACGATTTCGCTCACCACCCTCGACCAGCTGCTCTGTCACACTGCCGCCTCGATGTGCTGGGTGAAGACCGGAGAACCACCGCTCGCCTCGATGGAGCGCCGTCGCGCCGAGCTGCTGGCGAGCTGCACGTCGACAATCAACCTGCCCGCTTGGTCGGCGACACCGCTGACGCCCGGCGGGGCTCGTGATGCGGGAATCTACTGGCGCCGCACCGCGCACGATCAAATTCAACTTGTTGAGGGGTGACACATGTCCCGCGCATCTCGAACCGCTGAAATTCTCGCTGCCGCCGGCCTCGTCCCCCTGCAGCTCGAACAAGAGCGCATCCGCGCCGGCCGCGACGCTGCCCGGTCGGCGGCACTGGCGTCGCTGTTGCCCTCCCTCATCGAGACCGGCGCCGGAATTGCGGGGAGGGTGGCCGAGGCCGACCTCGCCGAGCGCAAGTTCGCCGCCGACGTCGAGGCCCGCAAGGCCCGCGACGCTGCCGCCATCGAGGCCCGCAAGGCGAGAGACGCCGTCGCAGCCGAGACCGAGCGCAGGCGCGTCGAAACCGAGCGCAGGCGCGTCGAGGCCGCCGCTGCGAAAACCGCCGCCGACACGGCGAAGGCGAACGCCGAGGCCCGCGCAACGAACATCGCCAGCGCGGCAGCCGACACCGAAAGCCTCATCTCTCGCCCTGGTGGTGTTTCACAGGCCGAGCTCGAGCGCGTCGCCGTTGCCCGGGGTCTGCCGGCGTCCGACTGGCGGACCGTTCTCAGCGCCCGCGATACCGCCGTCGATGAAACTGCAGCGCTCGCCGCGAAGGCCCGCGAGGGTGAGGCCGCCGCCAAGCTCGCCGAGCGCAAGGCCGCCGCCCCCCTCGGTGGTAGTGGGTCGTCAGCGGAGCTGCAGCGCCTGCGCCTGGACGAGGCTCGGGCCAAGGCGAGGGAGCGCGAGCTCGCAGGGACTCCCGAGGCACAGTCTCGACGGAGCACCCTGGAATCAAGCACGCTACGGAAAGAGTTCATCACGCGCCCCGAGGTCGAAAAGGCATCAGCGTCGGCCGCCGAATATGAAAACCTCAACGCCCTCGCTACCAACCCCGCGAGCGCCGGCGGGGACCTTGCCCTCGTGTTCTCGTTCATGAAAGTCATGGACCCGGGCACCGCAGTCAAGCAGGAGGAGTTCGCCGCCACCGCGCGCGCGCAAGGCGCCGAGGGGCGAATCGTCACCGCCATCGGCAACGTCGTCAGCGGCCAAATCCTCTCACCTGAACAGCGCCTTGACCTTGCCCGGCAGGCCAAAGTCTTCCGCGACAACAATCGCCGCCGCGCCGAGGTTGTGGCCAAGGTTTACGGGGATCTTGCGACGTCTTCCGGGTTCCGTCCCGTCGACGTGCTTGGCAACTGGGCCGCTGCGCCTGCCCCCGAGGCCGCAGCGCCGCCGATGCGAACCAAACCCATCGCCGAGATGACCGACGATGAACTGGCTGCGTACAAGGCTGCACTGAAAGGCAGGAATCAATGAACCCCGACGACGAGCTCGAGATGATTCAAATCGAAGAGGAGCGCCGCCGCCGGGCAAAAATTGCCGCCGCTGTGCCGACAGCTCCAATCTCCGACGCGGGCAAGGTCGGCCGTGATGAGGAGCTTCGGCGCCGCATCGAGGCCCGCCCCGCCTATGAACGCTCCTTCGCCACCGGCGCAAAGCAGGGCCTGACCTTCTCGTTCGGCGACGAGCTCGCCGGCGCTGCCGGCGCCCTGGGCAACGTCTACGGGCGGGCCCGCGACGCGCTGACCGGCTTCAATGGTGGCGACGAGGGCGTCCTCGAGGGCGCCCGCCGCGCCTACCGCGAGGCCCGCGACGAGGAACGCAAACGCCTCGAGGAGAGCCGCGCCGCCGAGCCCCTGAAGACCGGCGCCGGTCAGGTGCTCTCGGCCCTGCTCGTCCCCGTCGGAGGAGCCGCCCAGGCCCCGAACCTCGGTCGCGCCGTGCTGCAGGGTGGGGCCATCGGCGGGCTCACCGGCGTGGCGACTGGTGCAGGCGAAGCGAAGACCCTCGAGCCGCAGGAAATCGTCGGCGAGATGACGAAGGGGGGCCTCATGGGCTTGCTCACCGGCGGGGCCGCGCCTGCTGCGCTGCAGGCCGCTCGAGCCGTCGCCCCGGCCGTTGCAGGGGCCATCGCCAAGCCCCTCGAGGAGGCGGCAAAAGGCAAGGACATCGCCCGCCTCGCGACGTCGAAGGGTGCCACCGGCGCGAACATTGAAGGCCTGAAGATTCAGCGCCTCGTCGAGGGGAAGGTGAGCGGCACCCCGCCGGTCAAGGGAGGGGTGCCCGAGGCAGCGCGCATCATGCGGGAGTATGGGATGGCGCCGAAAGCGTCGACGACGACGGCGCTGAACGAGGCCGCGACAAAGTCCCGCGAGGCCATCAGCGAGGCGAAGCGCATGCTCCTCGAACAGGCCGACGCCGCAGGCGCTTCGGTGTCGTCGCAACAGCTCGCCGAAAGAGTCCGCCAGCGAGCCCGCACACTGCTCGCCGATTCGGATGAATACCGCCCGGTGGTCGAGACGATGCTCGCCCAGGCCGACGAGCTCGACGCGAGCGACGTCGTCTACACCCTCGAGCAGGTGCAGCGAAAGGCCAACGTTGCCGGGAAGGTTGCTGGGAAGTGGGGAGACAGCCCCGCACAGGTCCTCGCGCGCCAGGAATACATCCGCTCGCTGCGCGACACTGCCGACGACGCCGTCGAGGGGGCCCTCGTCGGCGTCCCGCCGTCGGAGGTGTCGACCATGGTCACCCGCCTGCGGGGCAGCCCCGGGCCGGCTGGCGCGAAGGACCTCTATCAGGAGCTGCGGAAGGCGGAGCAGGTGGCCCGCCTCGTCGAGGACCAGACCGCCGAGAGCCTCGGGCGGGCCGCTGGGGGTCGACTGTTCGGGCTCCGCGAGGGTGTCGTCGGCCAGGCCGGTGCCGATGCCGCCGGTGCCTTGGGGATACCTGCGGCCCCCGTCGCCGCCGCCACTGTGGGCGGCTTCAAGGCGCTGTCAGCCCGAGGCGCTCAAACCCGTGCGACGGGGAAGGAGGCCGCAGGCCGAGCGGCTGAGCGCCTGCGCACCCTCACCGAGGCACCGCCGACAGCCCGCCCAGCTCGGGCCGCGGGCGCATTTGACGCTGCTGTGATGGGGAGCGGAGAACCGTCGATGCGCGCAGATCCGTCGACGCCCAGCCTCGCCGACGAAGACAGAGCTCTCGCGGCGGACCTCCGTCGTCGCGGGGTGCCCGAGTCGGAAATCGCGAGCATCCTCGGGATTGACCAGCGCAGTCTGGCTCTCGACGAACTGCGTTGACGACGTCAGGGTCGCTCGCTACCGTCGGCATGGGCGTCGTGGCCCTCGGTCAGGTCTGGTTTTCGGCAGGCGCCACCCTCGGGGTGGCGTTTGTTTTTGTCGGGGCCCCTGCTCTTCCCGCCCTGTGAACCTGCGACGCACTCGCGTGATTTGGCGTTGCAACGCCACCGGAAGAAATATTTTCCCTGCGCTTGACAAAGTCTCTGCGCCGTTTAAAATCACCCCACGGCGCACGAACCGCCGTCACAACAGCGAGCGACCCATGAAACACGACCTGCCCGACTTTGACGCACTGCTTCCCGACCCCGCTGCACGTCGCGGCCTCGACGACGCGGAAAGCGCCCTCGATGCCGTCCTCGACAGCTTGACGCTGACCGAGCTCGTCGACTGGATTCGCGACCATCGCACTGTCCGGGACGCATTTGAGTCCGACTTTGCGGACGAGATTGCCGACTACCTGGCGGACGCATGACCGCCACCATGACGCGCCACGGGCGCAATGGATGGACCGTCTCCGTCGGTGGGGCTGTCGTCGTCGTCGCGGTGCACTTCGCCGCGGCCGTTGCATGCTGCCTCACGCTGCGGGGGAACCGATGAAGCCGCTTTACTCGATTCGCAGCCGCCGCGGGCTGCTGCAGATTGACCGGTCGATCCCATCGGTGGCTGCGGCTGGGTGGTCGGCGACGACATGGTCGACCTCGGCCGGCGCTGTCAGAGCAATCGACCGATGCCGCCTGTATCTACAGTGTCCGCCTGTTGGACTCGCCGCTGCGGCCGCCTTGGCTCTGCTCGACGGCTGCACTGTCATGCCGCACGACGCCGAGGCCGAGGCCTGGCACGAGGCGCTTATCGCAGCGCGGCACCGCGTCGAGATGAGACGGCACGACATGCTTGCGGGGCTCGGCGCCGTCGTCGACGCGGCCGAATTTGTCGGCGACGGTGCGACCGTGAACGGCGTCGAGGTGACGCCTGAGATGTGCGCTGCGCGCATCGAGGCCGAAATCAGGCGCATACTGCAAGAGGGCGCTGATAACCTTTCTGAGGACGGCCTGCGCACTTGGGTCGCACACCGACGAGCTGGTGCAGGCGCAAAAAAAACAAACCCCCGACACCATGCCGGGGGCCCGCTTGCCTTGTCAGGGCCCATCGTGCGCGTTGTCTAGCGCGCCTCGATAGTGTCGGCAAGAGGCGAAACAAATCGGTTGCCCGTCGGCATGGGGTCGATGGGGCAACAACCGAAACGGAGCAGGTCTGGGCGCCTGCTTCGTCGACGACCAGGCACACCGACCCGGTGGGTCGTCCTGATGATGGATGCCACGAAAGGAACCATGCCAAAACGAAACGTAACACTGCAAAGCGCAGCGCAGCTTCTCGGGGTCAGCGCTGACGCCATGCGCGAATGGTGTCGCAACCACGGTGCACCGAGCGACGCGACACGGGCGCCAAACGGGAGGGTGTTGTATTACCTCGTCAACGTCACCGAGATGCGCGCTTGGCGAGGAAAACGGCAGCACGGGAACGCCAAAAAAAACCGCGTTGAATCCACTGCCGACACGGTAGGGGGTGGAGCATGAGCTTCGACCGCCGGAGTGCCCACGCAGCGCTGACGAGGGCGACGATGCTCGACCGCCTCGAATTCGAGACTGTCGCTCACGACGTCGTTGAGAGCCTGTGTGACGTCATCGACGCAGTCGGGAAGGAGGCTGCCGCGCAGGAGCTGCAGCATCAGCACTACATACGCAGGCTGCCGCCACCCTCGAAGGAGACCGAGGCAGAGAAGCTGCAGGCTCGCCGAGTCAAGGCCCTCGAGGCCATCGCCATCGCCCTGACCGCCATCGCAAAGAAGGACGCACCATGACCCTGACCATTTACAAGGAATTGATTCAGGGCTCGCCCGAGTGGCTGCAGGCTCGTTGTGGGCTGCTGACGGCGAGCGAGATGCATCGCATCGTCACCCCGGCGAAGCTCAAGGCCGCCGACAACGACAAGTCCCGCGCACACCTGTATGAGCTGCTCGCGCAGCGGGTGACGCAGTTCGTAGAGCCGACCTACGTCGGGGAGCATATGCTGCGCGGTCAGGCCGACGAAGAGGAGGCCTTGAGCATATACGAAGACGCCTACGAGGCCGGACACCGCGTCGGGTTCGTTACGAACGACAAATGGGGATTCATGCTCGGTTTCTCGCCCGACTTGCTCGTCGGCGACAACGGATTCGTCGAGGTCAAATCTCGCATCCAGCGCGAGCAGGTGCGCACCATCCTCGCCGCGCAAATGCCCGAGGATTTCGTGCTGCAAGTGCAGACCGGGCTCCTCGTCAGTGAGCGCAAGTGGTGCGACTTCGTGAGCTTCTCCGCCGGGCTCCCGATGTTCACGAAGCGCGTTTTCCCCGACGAGGAGGTACAGGCCGCCATCCTCGCCGCCGCGGCAAAGTTCCACGAACGACTGGAAGAGGAGTATGCGAAAATCGTCGAACGCATGAGCGACCCCGACTATCGACTCATCCCCACCGAACGCCGCGACGACACCATCGTGTTCTGACCACCACGACAACCACGACCACCACGACCACCACGACCAGGAGAACGAACCATGACCACCGTAGACCTCGGCGCAACCATCGCCCCCAAATCAGACCAGATCAACGCCGACGACCTCATCGTCGGCCCTCGCACCGTCGTCGTCACCGCCGTCAAGGCGCGCGCGTCGACGGGGCAGGGCGACCAGCCCGTCGCCATCCACTTCGAGGGCGACAACGGGAAGCCCTACCTCCCCTGCAAGTCCATGCGCCGCGTCCTCGTCCACGTCTGGGGCCGCGACGGTGGCGCCTACGTCGGCCGCTCGATGACGCTCTTCCGCGACGAAAGCGTCGTGTTCGGCGGGGCCGCCGTCGGCGGAATCCGCATCAGCCACATGAGCGAGCTCGTGCGCCCCGTGACGCTCTCGCTCACCGCATCGAAGGCATCGCGGAAGCCCTATGTGGTGCAGCCGCTCGTCATCGCCGCCGCCCCGGTGAAGGCGAAGAAGGAGGCGACGGCAGAAGAGAAGCAGGCGAAGGCGAGGGCAACGCTGGATGTCATCCTCGCCGCCATCGCAAACGCCGAGGACGTCGACGCCGCCGTGGCCAAACACGCGGACATGGTGGCGCGCATCTCATCCGTCATCCCCGACGCCGCCGCGCACGTTGCCGCCGTTGTCGCCAGCCGCACGAAAGAGGTGGGCGATGTCTGAGCAGCTCACCTTCGGTGGTGGAGTGCTTCCCGATGCCCTTGTCGTCGGCCTGAATGCCCATGAGCTCCGCGCAAAACGTCGACCCAGCATCCTGACCGCCCGCTCAGTCGTCAACGAGCGCGGGCGATGGTGGCTCGAGGTCATCGTCGACGGAAGGAGGCTTTTCGCTCTCATGAACCGCGCTGACCTCGACGTTGCCGCCGCCGACCTCTACCACATGATTCACGGGGAAGCGCCGCGGGGTGACTCATGAGCGCCCCGAGAGCATGGGTCGTCGTATGGGATGACGCTGGGCGACCACGCCCGCAGCTCCCCGTGCGCTGCCTGGACGAGGAGCTCCTCCCGGCCGTGACGATGCCGCTGGAAAAACCGCACAGACGGTATCCGTCGCGACGCCGACGCCGCGACGGAGCACCATCCGACACCGAGCGCGAATAGCGCAACGCAACGCCACAGGGCGACAACTGGGCGGCCTGATTGCCGCCCGGTTGTTTCTCGGGCATTTGTCAGCCCCCCCGCGAGAACCACCAGACCGCGCAAGCGACCACGACCGCGCGCGCACATGACCCGAGGCCGACCAGTGAAGTACACCACACAGAGCATCGACGACGTCAAGGCTGCGTCGTCGATGGCCAACGTTGCGCGACTCTTCTGCCAGCGCGTCAAGCATGAGCAAGGCCCGCACTTCAGCGCCGTCTGCCCCTTCCATCAGGACACGAACCCGAGCCTCGACATCGACGACGCCAAGGGGTTGTACATCTGTCGCGCTTGTGGCGCCGGTGGCGATGCGCTGACGATGGTGGAGCGCCAGCGCGGCGTGGGCTTCCTCGAGGCCATTCAGGAGCTGTCGAGGATGACCGGTGTCCCGCTCGTCGAGGCCGTCGCAGAGTCTCCGCGCGTCGTCGCCGAGTGGCACTACCTCGACGCCGATGGGGCCCGGGCCTACTCGGTGAAGCGCTGGGAGCCCGGCCGGGGACGCGACGGGAAGTCCAACGGCAAGCGCAAGTCCTATTCGCAGCACCTCGCCGACGGCATGGGCGGGAAGGCCCCAGTGCAGCTGCCCTATCGCCTCCCCCAGCTCATCGCCGCTCGAGGGTCCGGCGCGACCATTGTCATCGTCGAGGGGGAGAAGGCCGCCGACGCGGTTGTCGCCTTGGGCGTCGTTGCGACAACCTGGGCAGGAGGGACGGGCGCCGTCGGTGGGGAGGAGCGGACGACGTGGACGCCCGCCTTCGCCGAGCATTTTCGTGGGGCGCACCTCGCACTGTGGCCGGATAACGACGACGTCGGCCGCGCCGCGATGGCAAAGGTTGCCAGCGTACTGCAGGGTGTCGCTGCATCCGTCGTCGTTGTCGACGCCCAGCTCAACCAGAAAGGGGCCGATGCCGCCGACTGGATCGCCGCCGGGGGGACGCGCGAGGGGCTGCAGGGCCTCATCCTCGACGCGCGAAAGGCCCTCGTCGCCAAGGTCGTCGAGGCCGCCCCGCCTGCTCCCGAGGGTGTTGTCGAGTATCTCACCGACTCGGGCAACGCTGAGCGCTTCGTCAGGATGCACGGGAAAGACTTCCGGTTCCTCGTCGACGAGGGCGTCTGGCTGCACTTCGAGGGGACGCACTGGGAGCGTGGTGGGGATGCGGCCGCGTTGAATGCGACCAAATCTGTCGCACGTTCGTGGCAGCTCGACAGCGTCACCGAGCCCGATGACGTGCGCCGGGTGAGCCTTCGCCGCCACGCCGACAAGAGCGAGTCCGCCTCTCGTCGCGCCGCGATGCTCACTCTCGCCGCCAGTGAGCCTGGTATGTGTGTGACCGCCGCGGCACTCGACGCCGACCCATGGGCGCTCAACTGCCTGAACGGGACCGTTGACCTCCGTACCGGCGCCCTTCGCCCGCATCGGCGCGAGGACCTCTGCACACGCATCATCCCGGTCGCCTATGACCCGTCGGCGACGTGTCCGGTTTTCGACGCCTTCCTCGCCCAGGTGCTCCCCGACGTCGAGACGCGAGAGTATCTCGGGCGCTGCATCGGTTACGCCGCGACCGGCGTCATCCGCGAGCACGTTTTCCCCGTGCTCTGGGGGCAGACCGGCCGCAACGGCAAGGGGACCCTCGTCGAGGTCGCCTTCGCTGCACTCGGCCCCTATGCGACGGCGCTGCCGAACGAGGTCATCCTCGAGAGCCGCAACGACCCGCACCCCAACATGTTCGCCCAGCTCCTCGGGGTCCGGTTCGGCGTTGCCGCCGAGCTCCGGCCGTCGGACAAGCTGAACGAAGGCATGCTGAAAAAATTGACTGGCGGGGACTCCATCCGGGCCCGCTACATGGGCGGAGAGTTTTTCTCGTTCGCCCCGACGCAGAAGCTGTTTTTGCAAACGAACTACAAGCCCCGGGTGAGAGGTGGCGACCCGGCGCTGTGGGCTCGCATGCGCGTCGTTCCGTTCGGGGTCTCGTTCGTGGGCCGCGAGGACCTCACCCTGAAGGAGAGGCTGCTGCGCGAGCTCCCCGGAATCCTCGCCCGCATCGTGCGCTGGTCCCTCGACTGGCAGCGCCTGGGGCTCGTTGCCCCGGCCGAGGTCCTCGAGGCCACCGCCGAGTATCGCGAGGAGTCTGACCGCGTCGGCCAGTTCCTCGAGGAGCGCTGCGAGCGGGCCCCGATGTCGCGAATCTCGGCCGGCGTCCTGTGGAAGGCCTTCCGCGCCTGGTGCGAGGACCGAGGGGAGGCGCCCGGGGCACAAAACGCATTCGGCGTAGAAGTCAAGGCCCGCGGATACGGCTCGGTGAAGGTGAGCGGCGAGCGGCGCTATCAGGGGCTGCAGCTGCGCTCGCAGTCGGCGTCGGCATCCCCCGAGGAGGACGACGAAAACGAGAAGTCTGATAATCCATGGGCTTAGCCGATGGGGGGGAGGGTCGGAGGGGCGGACCAGGGCGGACCCGTTTTTCGGGTCCGTCCTCGTTTTAAGGGCTTTGTGAAGCCGTTATTTTGGGGTTGGACGGACTGGACGCGCTTTTGCGGGTTTCGGCGCAATTACAGGGCCTGCAACTCAACTGCGGACCCTCGTTTTTCGAGGGCTGTTTTCTCGCAAAAGTCCGTCCAAGGGACAAGAAACAGGAAAAAAACGGCTCTGGAAAGCCGTAAAAAACAGGGCGCACTCCAGAAAACCGCCGTGTCCGAGTCTGTCCACCGACCCGGTGGCATAGTGCCGCACCATCAGGAGAAAATTGCGGTCAAAAAAATCGGCACTCTGTGCTTGACATGTTTTGTGCGGCGTGTAGACTGCTTGCACGGGGCCGATAACCGGCAACGCAAACGGGAGAGATAAAATGGACTTCGTCGCCGCCTACCGTGAGATTGCCGCCATCGCCGCCGCCGTTGCCGATTTCGGTTTCAACGACCTCACCGTCAAGGCCCACGCCGCCGCCGTTGCCGCTGGCGGCATTCCTCTCGACGAGCCCGACGAGCTCGACGTCGTTGTTATCGTGCGCGCCCGCCGCGAGGTCGATAGCTGCCTCCGCCGCTGCCACCGCCGCGTCCTCGCTGCCTGACCCTCCCCCACAAC